AGAAGGTATTGGTTGTTCGCTTGGCAATGGATTGTTTTGGTTGTACGAGGAAGTTGGTTGTTAGAATAATTACTTACTGCGGAGCGCAGTAGGTTCAGAACCCACTAATGCTGTGGGCAGAAACCAGTTCCGAAACCAGTTACGCGAAGAGCCACTAGAGCAAAGTGTATTTTAAGAAGTGTAGGAGTGTCGCAGATCGATTGCTGTTTTGGTACATGGGCAGTTGATCGGTCTCCTTGTCGGTGAGTGGTAGCGTCGATGCAAAAGATGAGATGAAGTGCGGAGCGACACGCCCTTTTTTCCACGTAGCGGTACGTGGGTTTTCGGGTTTCATTAGCCGCCAATCTCATCAACTACCACACTTTTAATAATGGATACGTGGGAGTAGTTATGGAAGTGGGAGAGTTACACGACAAAGTGGTTTATGAATTAAATAAACCTTTTGCGAGGATAAAAGGCTTTGGTCAAAATTCAACTCGAAAAGGAGTGGTTACTAATTTTAAAAAAGCTGACAGAAAATTATTTAAAAAAGCAATTTTAGGGGAGCACAATACACTTAAATATTATGCTCGAAGGTTTGATATAGACAGTGAATTGGAAAGGTACATAGCACCGAGGCGTCAAGAATTAAGGCGTAATCCAACCAAGATATGCAACCTCGTTGAAAACACAAAACTTCCTTTTGATTTCATGTGGATAGAATTTAAAACGGGATACTGGAATGTCATTAGGCCAGAGAGAAGCCAAGAAGCCAAAGTGATAGCCATAGCAGTGGCACAACCGCCTGAAGAGCCTAATAATTTATTGTTTTATTTTTACTCAGAAGATGGCTACTTCCCCATAGGATATAAAATTTATGGAGAGGGAGAAGAAACGCCTTTGCAAAATATGATGAACGATTCAAGCCTTTCAATCAAAGAAAGAGAATATAATTATCAGCAACATTCAGTCTTGCACAGTAAGTTCGTATACGGAATGCCCCCACCAAATTACTATGATATTGATGCACAGTGGGCAGATTCCCAAGAAGAGTTATCCAGAGAAGCTACTCTCAAACTGCTTGAGAATCCTCAATATTTTTATCCGAGCGAAGAGTTTCCTAAATTTGGTAGAGACCTTTGGGAATCTTTTGCACACGAAAAATTTCGATATCAAAAACTTCTTGATCGTACTTCGATTTTTAATATTGACTATTACATGGGTACGGTGAACAAAGTAACGGAAGAACTTATGGAAGTAGCGTACCTTGGCATGATGTTGCGGTTCGCACTCGTAGCCATTGAAACCCTCAACTACCCTTGGGTTCAAAAAGAAAAAAAGATGCGTGTGGTTGGGAAAAAATCTAAGACCCCACGAATCGTGCCTCACGACCACTACTACAAAGCAAAGATTCTTTTACCAAAAGAAGAAGTTGTAGAGATAGAACGTAACCAACCAAGAAAAGAACATTACGGTATGCGACAACACCAAGTCAGAGGTCATTGGCGTGTACTAAAAAATGAATTTGGGGAAGTAAGAAAGCGAATCTGGATTGACAGTTTTGTGCGTGGCAATCCTAAGTTAGGGATTGTATATAAGGACTATGTTCTGGAGGGTGACAAACAAAAGATAAAAGAGGAGCAGAAAGTATGAATACAAGTAAGAAGTTACTAGGCGCATTGTTGTTGGGTACTAGCTTGAACGTGGACGCTGAGTGCTTTCCAGTGACAGAGGTACTGAAAGTAGTAGACGGTGACACCGTGGACGTTCAGATACGAGTCAAACCACTCGATCTCGATTTGCTGTCCAACATGAGAATACGCATGGAAGGCATCAACGCATGGGAGAGTAGAACTTCTAACGCAGAAGAGAAGGTCAAAGGGTTGGCGGCTAAAGCTAGACTGTCAGAACTAGTTATGGCACCGCTCACTGTTTGCCTGTCCGGTAAGGGCAAGTTCGGACGTTGGATCGGCACTTTGTTTAGCGGTGAGTCTAACATCAACGAGCAACTTGTCGAGGAAGGTCACGCTCATTGGTACGATGGTGGTAAGCGTAAAGAGTTCAAGTGAAAGTTAATATCACCATAGAACTAGATACAGTAGAGCCAGATGATAGAGAGCTTCTGGATAAGTTGATGGAGTTTTTTGAAACAAGAGGAGAGATCGTGCATGACGCCCGAAGCAAAAGTGAAAAAGAAAGTTGTTGAACAACTCAAGAAACTAGGTGCTTACTACTTCTACCCTATGACCCATGGATACGGAAAGAGCGGTGTGCCTGACATAGTGGGGTGTTTTGAAACTAAATTCTTTGGTATCGAATGTAAGGCAAAAGGTAACAAGCCTACCCCTCTTCAACAGAAGAACTTACAGGAGATCATAAAGAATGGCGGCATAGCCATGGTCATTGATGAGAAGAACATAGATCAAGTCATTCCAGTGCTAACCAAGGGATTCGCGGCACAGTTGGAACTAGAACTGTGAAAGATAACGTAAACCACCCCCCACACTACACAGTCGGAGACATTGAGTGCATTGACGCGATCAAGGCATCTATGAGCCAAACGGAGTTTGAAGGCTATCTAAAAGGTGCTGTGCTGAAGTACTTATGGCGATACCGCTACAAGGGTAAGGCGATTGAAGACATTGATAAAGGTATTTGGTACATGACGAGATTAAGAGAGGAGATAAATGGATCTGATAACACTTGACTTTGAGACGTTCTACGATAAGGACTTCTCCTTGTCTAAATTAACCACCGAAGAATATGTACGCGATAGACAATTTCAAACCATTGGTGTAGCGGTGAGGGTCAACAACGAACCGACTGAATGGGCCAGTGGAACCGATGAACAAATGAAGGAGTACTTACACAGCTTCAACTGGGAAGACAGCATGGTGCTTGCACACAACACCATGTTCGATGGGGCTATCCTTAGTTGGCGATACGGCATCAAGCCGAAGTTGTGGGCTGACACAATGTGTATGGGCAGAGCCATTGATGGTGTAGAGGTTGGTGGTTCGTTGATGGCAATGTCAGAACGCTACGGACTTGGTAAGAAGGGCACAGAAGTTATAGCCGCCAAAGGTATGCGAAGAGAGGATTTTTCTCCTGAACAGTTAAGTAAATACGGTGACTACTGTGTCAATGATGTAGACCTAACTTTTAAATTATTCAAACGATTACTCAAAAACTTTCCTCGACAAGAACTTAAAATTATAGACCTGACCCTCCGTATGTTCATAGACCCCGTGCTAGAACTGGATCTTGGGCTACTCGAAGAACATCTTATGGACACTCGTGATAGGAAGGATAAGTTGCTACTGGACGCAGGGGTCAGTAAAGAGGATCTGATGAGCAATCTCAAGTTCGCAGAGCTACTTATGGATCTTGGGGTTACACCCCCTATCAAAACAAGTCCTACCACAGGCAAAGAAACTTTGGCTCTTGCTAAAAGTGATGAGGGCTTCAAGGCTTTAGAAGAACACGAGGACGTACGTGTTCAGAGTCTGGTGGCGGCAAGACTCGGCAACAAAAGCACGTTAGAAGAGACACGTACTCAGCGGTTTATTGACATTGCCAAGCGTGGCAACTTACCAATACCTATAAGATATTATGCTGCTCACACCGGACGTTGGGGCGGTGCGGATAAGATCAATATACAAAACTTACCGAGTCGTGGGCCAGATGGTAAGAAACTGAAGAACAGTATCATTGCCCCAGAGGGGTACAAACTGATAGATGCAGACTCAGCGCAGATAGAAGCAAGGGTGCTTGCATGGTTGGCAGAGCAAGATGATTTGGTAGAGGCGTTTACCAATGGAGAAGATGTATATAAAAAGATGGCCTCTCGTATCTACAATGTCGCTGAAGCAGACGTAACTAAAGACCAGAGGTTCGTAGGTAAGACCACCATACTAGGCGCGGGATACGGTATGGGGGCGGTGCGCTTTCAAGATCAGTTGAAGGTATCGGGAGTTACCATGGAGCTAGACGAAGCAAGGCGTGTCATTCAGATATACAGAGAAAGTAACTGGAAGATAAGCCATTTGTGGCGTGAAGCTCAGAATATGTTGGTAGAATTTACTAGGGGCAACGCAGTAAAACTTGGCAGAGCGGGAGTTATTAACGTGGACCCGGTGAGACGCGGAGTTAAGTTACCTTCAGGTATGTACTTATGTTATGAGGACTTGTCATACCAGCGAGAAGAAAGGGGTTTACAATTTAGCTACAAGACTCGAAGAGGCCGCACAAACATATATGGCGGTAAGGTCATTGAAAATGTCTGCCAAGCAATAGCACGTTGCATTATTGGTGAACAGATGCTACAAATAGCTAAGAAGTATCGAGTTGTTTTGACTGTACACGACTCGATTGTTTGTTGTGTGCCCGATACAGAGGTTTCGGAGGCACAGTCGTACATCGAAGAATGTATGAGATGGACTCCCGATTGGGCAGAAGGTTTACCCATTGATTGCGAGTCAGGTGTGGGTAGTAATTATGGCGAGTGCGAGTAGCATTGTGCCTTGGTCTTTCAGTAAGGCCAAAGCGTTTGAACAATGTCCCAAGCAGTTTTATCACATGAAGGTGTTGAAACAGTACGAGGACAAAGAAACAGAGGCCATGCGGTACGGCACACTGATGCACGAGGCGGCTGAGAAGTACGTACGTGATAAAGAACCGTTGCCCAAAGCGTTTGAGTATGTGCAGTCTGCTTTAGATTCATTGACAGCCAAACGAGGTGAAAAGCTCTGCGAGTTCAAGATGGGACTGACAGAAAGCCTTGAACCGTGTGGTTTTTATGCCGATGACGTTTGGTGGCGAGGCATAGCTGACTTGGTAATACTTGATACAGATGGTCAGTTAGCTTGGGTAATTGATTATAAGACAGGTAAGTCTGCGAGATATGCAGACAAAGGACAACTAGAACTTATGGCTCTTGCCACGTTTAAA